TTGAGAGAGAGTTGCATAAAGCAGCCAGCAAATATGAAGATTTTGACGATGTAGTTAGAGACCATAGAGCCCCATTTACGGAAGCTATTCGTGATGCTGCGTCACTTACGGACAATATGGGTGATGTTCTTTACGAGCTTGGTAAGAACCGTGATGAGCTATATCGGATATCTAGCTTACCTCCAATCTCTCAGGCAAGGGAAGTTTTGAAGCTTTCTAAAGCATTGACTATGCGTCAATCAACGAAGGCTGAAACGCCAAAAGTAATGGGACAGATTAAAAATAATCCAGCCGCACAAAAAAGCACTGGAACTTCTGTCGCAGATTTTAGAGCACGGATGAAGGCTGGCACACTTAAGTAAATTGCTATTATCTTTGGTGCCTGTCTTCTCTTTAAACATTAATGGAGATTTGCACCAATGGCTAATAATTTTATTACTACAGACCTAGTATCTAACTATGCTCTAGCTTCATTTGCAAATGCAGCACCTTTTGTGATGACTGCAAATAGAACGTATGAAGGTGACTTTACAGGCTCAGGATATAAAATAGGCGACACTTTAAGAGTAAGACGTCAAAACTTTTTCACTGTTGGTGATGGTGCTGTTGCAACGCCTCAATCAATACAAGAAGAAACCGAATCAATCACAATTGCGCATCAATATCATGCGATGATTAATTATCAAGCATCAGATTTGACTTTAAGAATTGATGATTTTGGCCGTTTATTTATCAAGCCTGCAATACAAGAAATTATTTCTAAACTTGAAAAAGATATTAACGCGGCTGCTGAAACTGAATTAAACTTTTTTACTGGTTCAACGATAGCGGCAATTAATAGCTTTAATACAGTTGATTTGGCAGGGGCTAAATTGCTTGAGCAAAGTGTCAATATCAATGATGACGCTTATATGGCTCTTGGGACAAGGGACGCTTCTGCGCTAAAAGGGTCATTATTAAATCAATTTTTACCTATGATGAATGAAGATATTGCAAAAAATTCCTCATTAGGGCATTTATCATATTTTGATATTTTCCAAAGCCAGCTTATTGGTATTCATACTGCTGGTGATGGCCCGCGTTTGCATCCTTTAGACCCTCTGGTTGTTAACGGTGCGGTATCAAGCGGGAATGTTATTGTTCTTGCTGGTGCAACTGCTTCAGTGACTAACTATTTTGTTCCTGGAGATTTAATTTCTATTTCAGGTGTTAATAGCGTTACCCCAATAGGTCGAAATGATACAGGCCAAAACATGCAATTTGTTGTCACAGCTGCTGCAAATAGCTCCGCTGGTGGCGCTATTTCTGTCGTTGTATCCCCTGCAATTGTTAGTGACCCAACTAACCCACGAAGAAACGTGACAAATCCAATTCCTAATGGAGCTACTGTTACAATGATTTCTAGTTATCGTAACAATATTGCTTACCCTATGCGTGCGTTAGATATTATTTGCCCTCCGTTATATAAACTTGACGTTGCTAGCTTCTCTTTAGCTACTGATGAGGAAACAGGATTATCGCTTGCTGTTACTCAACAAGGCGACATTCACACGTTTCAAAATAATATGCGTATTGACTTGCTTTGTGCTATTAAATGGCATCCTCAATATGCTGTTAAAGTATTGTCTAAGCCTTAAGGATATTTTTTATGTTAAATTGTATATACCACTCTGTTCATGGCATGCAAGTCGTTGATGACGATAAATATGAGGCTTTATTGCTTACTGGCGAGTGGTATGCACACCCAAGTTTATCAACCGGAGATAAAAAAGATGAAGTACAACACGACAGGCAACAACATGAAAAGCGCAGAGGCAGGCCAAATAAGCAAAAGCAGGAATGCGAATGAAGCTGCTTATTCCGCGGCTAATGCTTTTGTTCATAAAAACCAAAATGAACTTAAGAAAATGTATGGCGGTAATCCGAAAATGCCTAAGGAAGCAATGCACACTGATTCTTATATGTGCAACAATGAGGAATATGCTGATAAATTTGCAAAAAAATTGACTCATGCAATGGATAAAGTTGCTGTACCAGTACGCTAAAGGTTAATAATGCCGCAATCGCAGATTACTGTTAATGATTTAATTATAGATTCATTTGCACTTCTTGGTGAGCTAGGGGATGGTGAATTACTTACCAGCCCCATGCTTTTTAGAGGGTTAAGATCTATTAATTATATGCTTACTAAGTTTTCTGTTGATTCTATTTTTATTCCTTTTTTATCTAAAGTTACCTCGGTAATGGTTCCAGGGAAGGACGTATACTCTATTTCCGATATAGTTCCTGCTGATATAGTCAGTAATAGAATTGTTGATTTATCATTTGCAAATTTTACATTGCCGCAGGGTGGAATAGTCTACCCTCTTAAAATATTTGATAAAGCTCAGTATTACGGGATAACTAGGTTAAATACATTAATTGCTAGGCCGTCATTTATATTTCTTGATAAGCAAAGCCAGGAAAGTTTTATTACTTTTTATCCTACTCCTGATTTAGCATATCCTTTTGATTTAAAAGTTAAACAAATGATTGATAGTGTTGTTAATCAAGACACTTTAGACCTATTTGTTTCACCGGAATACGATAGATTTTTGATGTACGCCCTTACAAGAGAGTTAAAATCATTTTATCCTTCTGGTCATTGGTCTCCAGAAATGGAAGAAGATTACCAAACGATGTATTCAGAAATAAAAGCTAAAAATGAAACTGATTTAACAATAAGGCCAACAGCTATTTTGGTCTCTCCTCAGTTGTTTTACTGGCAAAATATTTTGGCGTATTAGCCATGAGAGAATCATTTGATATATCAGGAAGTTTTAATAATCAGAGAGTTACAGGTATTGATGCTGAGAGAAGTATACATTGACCCTGACGGTAAAAAGCCTAAAATGTTGTTGCCAACTTCAGGCATTGTTAATGTTTTATCGTTGCCTACCACTGGCGGAATAAGGGCAATGTTTGTTTTTAAAGATTTTTTATATGCTGTTTCTGATAGTAATGTATATAAAATTGACAGTTCTTTTGTTGCAACTCAAATTAATATATCCCCTTTAACAACAAGCGGTGGCTATGTTGGGATAGATGCAAATACATTCCAAATTATTTTTGTCGATGGCCAGAAAGGGTATATTTATGACACTATCTCTGGATTATTTGAGCAAATAACTGATCCCTCTTTCCCTTCTGCGCCAATAGATGTGTGCTATCTGGATGGTTTTTTTGTATGCGCAAATGGGGGAACAAATGAATTTAGGTTATCTCAAATTAATCAAGGGTTAGTTTGGGGAAATTTAACAAATGCGTTTACTGTTTCATATCCTTTAACACCAACATTGCTCAATATACCAGGTTCCGCAATTTATTACCAAACGGGTACACCGGTAGAAGTTAGCGTTACTGGCGGCACATTACCAGCGCCATTGCAGCCAAATACAACGTATTATTCCATATTTGTTGATTCTGGTCACATCAGCTTGTCATTGACTAATGGTGGCGCTCCAATTACGTTGACGAACGCTGGTACTGGGACATTTTCAATTACAAATAATGGGTCTTTGCAATCTGCATTTATTACAAGTCATCCTGGAAATATTGTCGCATGTAGGACATTACACAGAAGACTTTTCCTTTTTTCGAGTAATTACACTGAAGTATGGGAAAATGCTGGATTCGCTGATTTCCCATTTAGAAGGAATAATTCTGTATTAATTGAATTCGGGACTATTAGCGCAAAAAGCATAAAAGCTGGATTTGACAGAATGTTTTTTTTGTCAAGGGATAAGGATGGATTAGGGCCAGTTATGATGGTTTCTGGCGTTCAAGCAATCCCAATTAGTAATAGCGCGCTAGATTATCAAATACAACAGTATAATTCTCCATCTGATTGTGATGTTGCTCTTTATAAAGAAAACGGGATTATATTTTATAGGCTGAATTTTTCTGATGATAATCATACTTACGTTTATAACGCTACAATGAGTACGATTGAGAAGCCATTATGGCATGAAGAAGAGATGCTTAATGGAGATAGGAGTGTGATGGGCGTTAATGCTAATTTCAATTTAAGCAATTATTTTGGCGATTATAAAAGCCCTATTATTTATTATTCTGATGATAGTATTTTGGATAATGCTAATGAAGAAATAAAGAGGACAAGAATAACCCGTAACTTAGTTCTGCCAAATTACCAAGGTATTAACGTAAATAGGCTACAAATCGATTTAGTTCAAGGGGATGTTGATAATATTCCTGACAATATCGCTCCAATTGTATTTCTTTCTATCTCAAAAGATGGCGGAATTTCTTATGGGAATGAATTGCCCGCTTCAATGGGCAAAATAGGGGAAAGAACGTTTAGAACTGTATGGCGAAAACTAGGAACTGTTAGGCGAGGCCAAGGGTTAATCTTCAAAATAACTTTTTACAATAGAATAAAATTCGTTATCTTAGGCGCTGCTTGGGATTATGAAGTAATGCCGGAGTAAATAAATGAATAGCAAAAGAATAAATTTAGCTAGAAGTTTTGATCAACCGCCTATCTACGACCCAATTACAAAGAATGGCGATATGCCGTCAGACATCATGCAATCATGGCTTTCTAATTTTTATGAAACATTAGTCAGTTATCTGACCTCTACGGGGATTTTCATTCCAAGAATAAATACTTTTCAAAGGAATAGCATAAATACGCCTCAAAATGGTATGATTATATACAATATTGATTTAGATGCTCCTCAAATATACCAATCCGGTGTATGGAAGACATTCACAACAGTTTAGAGGGACTTTTATGCTTACGGGTAGGATGCCAGATTATGTTAATAAAGCCGTTCAAAGCGCCAATAACCCTTTTAACGTCGGGGGTTATGATTTTTCTAAATATGTCCCTGCAATAGGTGGCTTGCTTCAAAGCATATTTGGGAATAGTGGCTCACCTTATGAAGCCTTTCAAAAGAAAATGGATGAAATGATTCAAAAAGGAGCAGCGCCATTCAAGCCTTTTTATGATGTTGGCGTTGGCGCTATGAATCCATTTGTAAAACGCCTTGAAATGATGGAAGACCCAACAAAATTCTATTCTGATATTAGCAGTAAATATCAAGAATCGCCATTTGCAAAGTTTATGACAAATCAAGCAATGCGTGGTGCTTCAAACGCAGCTAGTGCTAGCGGGATGCTTGGAAGTACGGCGCATCAAAGAGAAGCAGAAAATTACGCTAGAGATATATCATCGAAAGACCAACAAGATTTTATTAATAAGATTTTAGGAATTAACCAAAATTATATGGGTGGATTAGGAAGTCTGATGAATTTTGGGTATGGTAGTGCTGGTGGTATTTCTGATTTATATAAAAATGCAATGCAGTCACAAGCACAAGCCGCAGGAAATCAAAGACAAGGCGGAATTAATGATATACTTGGTGGCATTGGATCAATTTTGGGATTTTTTGGATAAAATACAATGAATAATTTATCTCCTGTAAATATTTTGGATGTTATGAATAAGATAGCTCAAACTAGAGATATCCAAAGGCGTAATCATCTTGAAGAAATGTTCGCGGAGCCTGAAAGAAGAAATGCTTTTGAAACTTCTAGAATAAATCTTGAAAACCTTTCTGATACACTTAAAAGCCAGAATGCATTTAGACAAGCATCAGCTTTTAATTTGAGTAACCCATTTCGAATAAATTCAATGCTGTCTTCTGCCGGTAAAAATGTATTAGAACCAGTTCTTTTAAATGCATTAAAAACAGGGCAGTTAAACTTGACTCAGTATAACGAATTGTTAAAATCAATCCCTCCTCCTCAAAATAATGCGATTGATAATACTGGAGTGGCTAATGCAAATAACGCTCCTCAAAATAATGAAATGGGTAATACTGGAGTGGCTAATGCAAATAACGCTCCTCAAAATAATGAAATAGGTAATACTGGGACGGCTAATGTAAATAACGCTCCTCAAAATAATGAAAAAAATTCTTCTAATAACCAATCTAATTCTGGATATAATA